TGGTCATTCCGATCTGTACGGGTTCCGGGGTTGTTCGTGTGTCGTTCCTTCTTCGGGGTCTCGTCCGAGGCTGCCGACCGTTGATCGATGGAGGTCATTATGCAGAGCAAGACGGATACCCGGTACGGCGTGGCGCGTGGCGAGAAGCTCGTCCACGAGGAGTTGTTCATCGACGTGGTGTCGGCGAAGAACCACCTGCAGCGGGTGTCGGACCAGATGGAGTCGATCGGCCTCGAGCCGGACGTGCGTCTCGTCGAGGTCGAGGTGAAGACCTCCTACGGCCGACCGAAGGCGTACAAGGAGCCCAGCGACGAGGTCGCCGAGGACGCTCCCGCCGAAGAGCAGGCCGAAGCGCCCGCGGAGTAGTTCCCTCGCCCTTCGGGGCATGCTCGACCGCCCGACATGGGCTCGAACCACATTCCCGACATGGGAGGTCCACAGATGCCCGGTCCGCCGCCGAAAGCACCCGGAACGCGTGCTCGCCGTAACGCGAGTCCCGCTGTCGTGTACCTCCCCGCCGGCGGCCGCCGTGGCGAGACTCCCCCGTGGCCGCTTCTCGACGACGTGACGATGCAGGTTCAGGCCCGGATGGCCGAGGACCGTGCCGAGCGTCTCCGCGAGGAGATGAACGACGTTGAGGACAAGCGTTCGCTGCGCCGCATGGAGCGCGAGCTCGACAAGGCTCTGCAGACCGCGTCCATCCTCGATGAGCAGATCCGGCGGACCCGTGAGGTCGAGCTGGACCTGTGGACCGAGCTGTGGGCGACGCCGCAGGCGCAGATGTGGGAGCAGCTGGCCTGGACCCGCGAGGTCGCGCAGTACGTCCGCTGGAAGGTTCGCGGCGAGATGGGTGACCTGGACGCCGCGAAGGAAGCGCGCGCATGGTCCGATCGGCTCGGCCTGAACCCGCTCGCGATGCTCCGCCTCCGGTTCGAGATCGAGCGCACCGACGAAGCGGCCGCCCGCGGCAACGAACGGCGACAGCGCGCGGCGTCGAAGCCGACCCAGCAGCCCAAGGGCACCGACCCGCGCACGCTGCTCTCGGCGTAAGGGGCCCCCGTGGCGGTCCTGATCGTCCCCAAGGTCGACCTGTCGTTCCCCACCCTGGGCCCGGCGCTGGCCGACTTCATCGAAGAGCGCTTCGTCTTCGGGCCCGGGTCGCTCGCGGGACAGCCTGCGAAGCTCGACGACGAAAAGCGCGGGGCGCTGTACCGGCTCTACGAGGTGTACCCGAAGGGCCACCGCCTCGCCGGGCGCCGGAGGTTCCAGCGCGGCGCGCTCGAGTGGCGCAAGGGCCTCGCCAAGACGGAGTTCGCCGCCTGGGTGTGCGGACTGGAACTGCACCCCGAGGCGCCCGTCCGGACTGACGTCTGGGACGGCGACGACCCCATCGGCCGCCCGGTGATGTTCCCGTACATCCCGATGATGGCGACCACCGAGGAGCAGGTCTCCGAACTCGCCTACGGCGTCCTGAAGTACGTGCTCGAAGAGAGCCCGGACGCCGACATGTTCGACATCTCGCTCGAGCGAATCATCCGGCTCGACGAGCACGGCCGCGCCGGCGGCATGGCCGTCCCTGTTTCGAACTCCCCTGGCTCCCGCGACGGTGCACTTACCACCTTCCAGCACTTCGACGAACCTCACCGACTCTCGCTGCCGCGGCAACTGCAGGCGCACGAGACGATGGCGGCGAACCTCACGAAGCGTCCCATGGAGGACCCGTGGGCGTTCTACACATCGACCGCAGGTGAGCCTGGGCAGAACTCGATCCAGGAGCAGGTCCGCGGCGAGGCCGAGAAGATCGACCGCGGCGAGATCGAGGATCCGGCACTGTTCTTCTTCGCCCGCTGGGCTGGGGAAGAGCACAAGGACCTCATGCCACGCCCGGCGACAAAGGCCGAGCCGGAAGTCACCCCAGCGCAGGCCCTCCAGAACCGCATCGCGGCGATCGCCGAGGCGACCGGCCCCGCCGGCGAGTACGGGCCGGGGCAGTTCGAGTCAATCGCGAAGAACTGGGACCGCCCGAAAGCCGACACCGCCTACCTTGAGCGGGTCTGGCTGAACCGGTGGCGCAAGAGCCACTCGCGCATGTTCGACGCGATCCGGATCGCGGAGCTCGCGAGGCTCGGCGAGGGCCGAGAGATTCGCCCAGGCGCGTTCATCACCCTCGGATTCGACGGCGCCCGCTACCGAGACTCCACCGCGCTAGTCGCCACCGAGATCGAGACCGGTCTTCAGCAGCTCTTCGGACTGTGGGAGCGCCCGGAAAACGTCGACGAGTGGGAAGTGCCCGAGATCGAGGTCACCGACCTCGTCGCAGACACGATCAAGCGGTTCGACGTGTGGAAGCTCTACGGAGACCCGCCGCACTGGACGGAAACGCTCGGCTCCTGGGCCGGCAAGTGGCCGGACCAGATCGAAGAGTGGTGGACGAACAACCGGAAGCGCGCCGCGTACGCCGCGCGGGAGTACGACGAGGCGATGAAGTCCCGGTCGGTGATCTTCGGCGGCGTTGACGACCCGTCGCGGGACTTCCTGGCCCACTCGGACTTCATCCGGCACCTCGCGAACACCGGGACGAAGGACACGCGCCTCCTCGACGACGAGGGCCAGCCGCTCTACATCATGGCGAAGCCTGACGGGCGCCTCGAAGACAAGATCGACGCGTCTGTCGCCGGGAACCTGTCCTGGAAAGCACGCCTCGACGCGATCGCAGCTGGCGCGAAGCCGCGCAAGAAGCCGAAGAACCGGATCCGACGCATCCGCTGACATTCAAAGGGGGTGGGGTCGCTTGCCCATCGACGTTACGACCCCGAACACCCCCGGATGGTGGCTCCAGAAGCTCGCGAAGAAGCGTGAGCAGCGGCTCCCCGAGCTTCAGCGCCTCGCCGCGTACATCGAAGGCGACCCTCCGCTCCCGCAGGGTGTGGAGAGCATGCGGCCGGCGTACCAGCGCATCCAGAAGACCGCGCGGGTGAACCTCGCGGAGTCTGCCGTTACCGCAGTGAGCGACCGTATCGCCGTGCGAGCGATCCGAACGGCGATCGCGGACGACTTCGACGGCGACACGCTGGCCATGCAGATCTGGCGGGAGAACAACCTCGACATCGAGCTCGCCGACGTCGTCGAGAACATGCTTGGCCTCCGCGACGGCTACATGATGGTCGGCCTCGACCCCAACGACGACCAGTCGCTCGTTATCACGGGCGAAGACCCGCGCCTCGTCGTGACCATTCACGATCCGCTGCATCAGGCAGACGTGCGCGCCGGGCTGAAGATCTACCACGACCCCGACCTTGGCTTCGACTTCGCCTACCTGTTCGTCGCCGGCGAGGCTGTGGTCGACGAAATCGGGAACCCGACGGGTGAGTTCGAGAACGCGCGCCGCTACGTGGCGAAGCGGAAGCGTCGCAACTCCAACGGCATCCTCCGCTTTAGCGCCTCTGCGTTCGACTGGGACGAGGACCTCGGCGGCGAGGACGGCGAAGAGCTCAACCACCGGTTCGTGCCGATCGTCCGGTTCCGGAACCGTCGCGGCATCAGCGAGTTCGAGCGGCACACCGACACCCTCGACCGGATCAACCACGGGATCCTGCAGCGCCTCGTCATCAGCCTCTACCAGGCGTACCGTCTCCGCGCCGTCGTCGTCGACGAGGAAGACGCGCCCGAGGTCGACGAGGACGGCAAGGAGATCAACTACGAGGACATCCTCTCGTCCGACCCCGGGGCATTCATCAAGCTCCCCCTCGGCGCGAAGATGTGGGAGTCGGCGCAGACCGACCTCACGGGAATCCTCAAGGCCGTACGTGACGACATCCTCTTCTTCATGGAGGAGACGAAGACTCCCCTCCCCGCCGTCTCCGATGCCGTCCAGCAGTCGGCCGAGGGCGCCGCGAACCTCAAAGAGGGCAATCAGTTCAAGACGGAGCGCACGCAGGTGCGTGTGGCCGCGTCGCTGGCCAAGGTCTACCAGATCGGGTTCCTCTGCCTGGAAGACGAAGAGCGCTCTACGCGCGGTTCCATCCGCACCGACTTCAAGCCGACCTCGCGCTACTCCCTCGCGGAGAAGTCTGATGCGTTCTCGAAGACCAAGGACCTCCCGATCGAGACGCGGATGTCCGAAATCATGCAGTTCGACCCCGAGCTGATCGGAATCGCGAAGGCGCAGCTTCAGCAGCAGGCGCTGATGACCGAGATCCAGACAGGGACCAACGGTGGACGAGCAGACGCTACGCCTCCTGCAGCGGCTCCGGCTCAATAACCTCGCACTCACCGGCCGGCTGCGCGCGAACCTCGACGCGCAGCTCACCGCACGGTGGATGGGGCTCGACTCTTGGCGTGACGACGACATCACGCGCCTCCTGAACGAGATCCTCCCGCTTGTCTCGGCAGCAGAGCGGCAGATGGTCGACACGACCAACGCCTACATCGCGTCCACGCAGGCCACCGCCGCCGGGTCAGCCTTCCGGCCCCGCCCGATCAGGTACCAGGACCTCACCGGCGCCGCACTGCGCGGGGTAGACCCGTCAGTCGTCTTCCGCCGCCCGCAGATGGTCATGAACTACCGACTGTCGAAGGGCGCTTCGCTCTCGGACGCGATCGACGCTGGCGCGAACCGTCTCCGAAGCCTCGGCGCGACGAACCTGCAGCTGGCCAAGACGAAGACGGTGGCCGTGCAGGGGCAGTCGTCGTTCTACCGGCGGGTGCTGACCGGGTCGGAGAACTGCGCGCTCTGCGTCATCGCCTCCACCCAGCGGTACCGGCGCGGGAAGCTCGCGCCGATCCACCCGGGGTGCGACTGCGGCATCGAGGAAATCATCGAGGCTCAGCCGCCGCACGTGATCGACTCCAACCTGCTCGAGCTCACGCACACCGAGATCAACGCGCGTCTCGGCGGTACCGACCGGTCCGCGCAAGACCTCGGGCGCGACAAGCGAGACGCACGCGACCAGCCGCTGTCCGACTTCACGGACCTGATCGTCGTCCGCGAGCACGGCGAGCTCGGCCCGACGCTCGCCTGGCGTGGTGACCGCTTCCGCGGACCCGCCGAAGCGGCCGATCTCGCCGCCTGAATCTTCCGCACGACCGTGCGGTCGCCCCGCCAGGGGGAATCACCTACCCGACATGGGAGACAGATCGATGTCCACTCGCTGCACACTCGGCCCGCAGTTCGCGCCCGCGTTCCACCGTCCCTTCCTTCGCTACCTCGAAGGCGAGCAGGGCGGCGGCGACAACGGCAACGACGGCGGTGAGCAGCGCACGGATAAGAGCCCCGACTCGAACTCCCCACTCTTCCCGGCAAACACTGCTCGCGAAGATATGACGCCCGACCAGCAGATCGCATACGACCGCTGGAAGGGACGCAAGTGGGAGGAGCGCGCGAAGGCGTTCGGGGACTGGACCCCGGACAAGATCAAGGCGCTTGAGAAGGAGCGGGACGACCTCAGAAACCGAGGCCTCTCGGATGCCGACAAGGCGCTCGAAGATGCACGGGAAGAGGGTCGCAATGAGGTCCGCACGGTCCTCAACCGTGAGCGCGCGAAGAGCGCCCTCGACAAAGCGCTTGTGGGCCGCGTGCCCAATGCCAGCGCTCTTCTCGACCTCGACATCACGAAGTTCGTGGTGAACGGGAACGTCGACACCGACGCCGTCAAGGCGTGGGTGGAAGACCACTCCGAGGAGTCGGCGGGCGGCGGCAAGAGGCCGAACCCTGACACCGGTCAGGGGCGCCGCGGCAGCGGCAACCAGGAGACCGCGAAGACGGTCTCCGCCGGACGCGATCTGTTCGCCGAACGGCACAAGAAGAAGACCACCACCACCA